TTTTAACCGGCTGGATCTCCAAGTCATAAATGTGCGCGAGCGAATAGAGGGCCGCGACTGGGATATTATTGCAATAGACATGGCCGACTCAGCGCTAGCAAGCGCATACGAGCTACTGCCAGAGCTAATACAGTTGTACGGCCGAACATGCCGCCGGTACGAACTAACAGTGCATAACTTGGCAGCAGTATCGCTAAGCCTTGGCATAACGCATGTGCAATGGGATAACAACTACGTTAGCTCAGCAACAAAAATAAACGCAATAACTGGCATTGATCACGGAGTAGCCCACAGCTTTTTAGGGCTAGACGCACTAACAAGCAACACGCGCCACCAAGCAATAAACATTGGCGTGCAGCACAACATTACCGCGCACCAGCATTATGGGTTTTTAAGCAAAGACGGCGGCATAAGCACCGCCAAGGAGCAACTATGAATCAGGCAATAACCGGCATAATGACCAATGCTGGCAAGGCATACATAACAACAGCAACGCTGCAAAACAAAGGGCTTGAAGTAACAGAGCTAGTGTTTGCAAACATACCAGGGCTAAACGAGCAAGCAGCCCGCAACCCAAACGAAAAAATGCCGGGCGGCGCACAAATAGTTTATCGTCGCAACATAGATACGTCAGGGTATGTAGATGCAAACACAGTCGCGTGGGCAGTAGTGTTAGAGCAAGATATAGGCGACTTTGACTACAACTGGATAGGCCTAGTTACGCGCAACGGCACGCTGCTAGCAGTAGATTACTTACCACTGCAGCGCAAGCGTCAAGGTGTAAACAACGTGCACAACCGCTCGTTTGTTTTAAAGTTTGCGGCAGCCGCAGCCCTAGCGCGCATTACCATTCCAGCGCAATCGTGGATGTTCGACTACAGCCCGCAAATTGACGCGCTAACACTGTTAGCAACCAGCAATGCAACGGCACAAATAAACAACATGCGCCGCACTGTGCGCAATTACTTTTTAAATAAAAACTTCAGCAATTTCAGCAAGGAACTATCATGAGCGTAACGCAAATAAACCAGCTAGTAACCGCAGCCGACCAGCTAACAACAGCAATCGAAGGCAAAGCAGCAGAAATCGACAGCAAAACAACGCAGCTAGACCAGTTCGTAAAGGCCAAGGCAAACGAAATGGCAGTCGTTGCATCAGACGGTTACCGCAAGGCAATCGAACACGCATCCGGTGGCCGCAATAAAGTGATCATCGACGAACAGGGCAACCCAAATGTGATGGTGCCAATTGCCCCGTTCACATATGAAGAGTTAGCCGCTGCAATCCAAGAAAAATACAGCATAGACTTAAACCTAGGCACAGGCATTCCAACCATGTTTATGCGCAACGGTGTTCAGTTGGGCGAAGTGTACATTGGTAAATACCTAGCATCAGCCGGAGCAAATGGCGGCTGCAGTGTTATCGGTGGTGTGCCGCCTCGCACATCGGTTAATTACGACCAGGCAAAAGCACTATGCAATAACAAAGGCGCTGGATGGCACATGATGAGCATTCACGAATGGGCAGCAATAGCGCTGTGGTCTTATGCAAATGGCACAGTGCCGCGCGGCAATACAAACTACGGCCGCAGCCACGAAAACAAATTAGAAACAGCACGCCGTAGCGACAACGGCTTACCAGGCGACGCATCAGGAACAGCAATTACCGACACCGGCCAAGGCCCTGCAACATGGTCGCACGACCACACAGAATGGGGCATTCAAGACCTAGTGGGTAATGTGTGGGAATGGTTAGACCAAATGATGCTAGACGAAGGGCAGATCATTACTACGCTCGACAACAACCCAGCAGTGATTGAAGAAAACTGGAACAAGCACACAGCGTTTTTCGATTCGCCAACGGCAAACACAGAAGGCACCGGCAGCGCTGGATCTCCAGTACTTAGTAACAGCGTCACAAATCGAAATGGCCCAGTGGGTAATGATGCGCACGAGCACCCAACGCTAAACAACGGGCATTTTGCAGCAATCGAAAAAGCGCTCGATTACAACAAAATTGAACTACTACGCCGCTTGTTAATCGAGTCAGAATCAACCACCACGGTTGGCGGTGCAATCTACTGCCGAAATTATGGCAATCGATTCCCGCTACGTGGCGGCAACTGGAACCGTGGCTCGGGCGCTGGGCTGGGCGCGCTCCATCTGGACGGTGCGCGTTCGAGTGCGAACAGTACTATCGGTTTTCGTCCCGCTTTCTTTGCGTAATTGGTTATTGAAATTTGAACCCCGCGCGATAGCGCGGGCATAACTAACAATTTAAAAGGTAAAACTATGTTTACATACATTTACAAGGGCACAAGCCACAGCAACACAAGCAGCGAATACATGCAATCGCTAGGTATGGACCAAGAGCAAGTTGAATCTGTATTAAATCAGCAGCAATTTGAGCTAAGTCAAAATGTTGTAAAGCGCGAAGCCGCCTACAAGCGAGAGTCTGACCCATTATATATGGAAGCGCAGTTCGACGGCACGCCAGAGTCGCTACAAAAATGGCGCGACAAAGTGGCCGAAATTAAAGCGCGCTACCCGCTGCCAGAAAGCACAGCAGAAAATGCATAACATAGCGCTATGCTACCACCAAGCCGCCGCCCCTTGCTCAATGCAAGAGGGCGCGCAGTTGCTTGCGTCTGCCATTAAAGACGACTCGCGCACAGATAAGCCAGCAAGTTATGGCGGTTTGTTGTTATCAGTGAGCGCAACCGATCCCGCAGCGCTGGCCAGTAAGTTGGAATCAATAAACAACTATTGCCCAATCCCTGAGTTTATAGCCTGCGGTCAATACGCCAAAAGTGACAGCACCTTAGAGCAAACCAAACTAGATACCTATGACGGCCAAAGCATAGAGTGGCAAATAAACACCCTGCAAAATTTATTGCCTTTACGCGAGCAGCTAATAGCGGAAGATCTCGCCACAGTAAATAACAGTGGTCAGCAATTAATTACTACCATTGACGATGCACTAACCCAAGCCGCAGAGCTAAAAACAGCTCGCGACCAGCGATTAAACCAAGCACAGTTCGCAGCAAAAAGCAGCGGGGTAGATGTGCAATTAATAACAGCAGGCACCGCAAAACAGCTAGCAGACTCAGTGGCGACTAAAGGCAGCGACCAAACGTATTGGGCAATGTGCGTATTTGTAGGCCAAGCAGCTGAGCTAAATAAAATTAAAGAGGTATTATGAGCATAGCACTCGACGGTTGGAACGTGCCCGGGTTCGAAACCCGCGTAAACGCAGGCGTAAAATTAGCCGGTGGCGACATGTCAGGCCTTGGCAGCTTTTCACTAAGTAGCGACCAAGGCGTAAAGTCGGGTACGCTAACCGTAAATACTAAAATCCCGTTTAACGAAAGCGCCAGCCTAGCTTTATTAATAAGCAAAGCCAAAGCGCTGGACGAAAACGGCGCACGCATTATTTACACCGTAAATAACGAGCTAGCCGCCGCATACAAAATACGCAAAGCCAAATTCGACGGTGAAGCAAAAGCCACCGAACTTGAAGATAAACGCGCATGGCAAGTCACATTTAAACTCGTTGAGGTGCAATCTGTATCAGAACGCGAGCAACAGCAGTTAGACGAACAAGCTACCGAAAACGCCCAGCCGCAAGCGTCAACCAGTAACGACGATGTGCAAAACAAATTCAATGAGGTAGAAGGGCCATGAGTACCCGCCTATCTAACACGCTAACCATTGGCGGTAGCCCAGTAACTAACATAGTTAGCAAAACCGTACAACTAGACATTGCCAGCACCGGTCGTGCAAAGTTTGAAGTTGTGGCAGAGCAAGAGCCAAGCGGATTGGTCGAGCTGCACCTAGGTTACACACTTGATAATATGATCCCGTATTTCCTTGGCGTAATTGAGTCAAAGCACCAAGCCAACGGCCGCTGGTATTTAACCTGCCGCGAACTGCTAGGCGCGTTAAGTTTTCCCGCCCCGCTTGCTATTCGTCACGCAACAATAAAGGCCGTGCTCGATGAATTGGCAAAGCTCGGTGTTGAGTTCGCAACACCTGAAAACGCAGAATATTTAAATAAAATAGCACCCGCGTTTTACCATAGCGGCACAGGCATTGAGGCACTTAGGCAAATCGGCAAAGTATGGGGCATTAATGATTTTATATTTCAGCAGCGCCCAGACGGCAAAATATTTGTTGGCAGCTGGCACGACTCGCGCTGGCCACTCGCAGCAATAAACGACTTTCCAGAGCACACAATAACAGCTAAAAGCTCAACCACCGGCGAGCTAATAGCTATCCCAAAATTAAGACCAGGCATACAAATAAACGGCCGCCACATAACCGAAGTAACACTAATCAACGACAGGATGCACATACGATGGTCAAACAAGCCATTAAACGCCTAATACAGCGCTACTTTCCAGAGCTAAGCGAGCGCAAACACCTGCCGCAATTGGCGCGCATTGAAAAAATATATGACCTACCAAGCGGTGGCGCAGCCATTAGCACCGCATTTAGGCCGCTAAAAGCAGCCGACGTGCAGCTATTAAACCCGCTAACAGGCGAGCCATTAGCCGTGCCTATCTTTCAGCAAGTAACACTTGGCACAGGGCAAGCGCCTGATCATGGTTTACTAAACGAACCCGCACCAGGCATGCATTGTTTAATACAATATATCGACGGCCTAAACAGCCATCCCGTGATCACCAGCTTATTGCCATGGCAAAGCCTAGTGCCCGAGCACAAACGCACCGACGTAACCCTGCAGCAAAATAGCCGCAGCAAACTACAAGGCCGCGACGGCAATTGGCACACCACAACCGACGGCGATATAACCCAAACCAGCGACACAAATAAAACAACCGCACGCAAAAGCGAGCAAAGCTACCACGAACGTAGCACTAACATAGCCACGCACGACACGCTAAAAATAGACGGCAACCAAGTAACCGAAGTAATGGGCGCATTAAAAACCGTAGTCGGTGAAAAAGCCTTAATCGTCGCACTTGAAGGGTTATTACTTGGCAGTAAAAAACAGGTAGATATTGAAGCCAGCGAAAACATGAACCTAACCACACTCAAAACCCTACACGCCAAAGCCACCGAACTGGCAAAGGTAGAAGGCAAAACCGTGTGGCTCGGCAATAATTCAGTAAACGTGGCTCAAGTACTCCTTGATTTAATTACCCTAGTAAAAGACATAAACCAAAGCCTAGAAAACCACGGCCACAAAGACCAAGGCGCAGGCCCACCAATAACCAAAGGCGAATTTACAGGCCATAAATCAACAGCCAGCAGCTTAAAAAGCACACTAGAGCCAATCGTAGAGTAATGTTAATACTTGCCAATTCATTAATCGTGCTTAACAATAACCGCACTAAAGCAGTAAGAAACTAAAAAATATAACGGCCACAGAACCAAAGTGCGACCCAAAGTGTGACCAATTGAAATCGTGGGTTGTTTGTTTTTTACTACTGCGTTGTTTATAAAGGGTTATTTATTTTATGTGTGAATTACTTGGCATGTCAGCCAACGTACCTACGGATATTTGTTTTAGTTTTTCAGGTTTGTTAGAGCGCGGTGGTAATACTGGCCCGCATAAAGATGGCTGGGGTATAACGTTTTATGAGGGTAAAGGGTGTAGAACCTTTAAAGATCCTGAGCCAAGCTATCAATCAGAAATCGCCAAGCTAGTAAAAGCTTACCCCATTAAAAGCGTGTCGGTAATTAGCCATATTCGCCAAGGAAACCGTGGCCGAGTGTGCCTTGAAAATACCCATCCGTTTACCCGTGAGCTTTGGGGACGCGAAATTACCTATGCACATAATGGCCAGTTATCTAACTATCACGATTTAAAACCACAATATTATCGCCCTGTGGGTAACACCGACAGTGAGCTGGCGTTTTGTTGGTTGCTAGATAAAATTCGTGAAAAATACCCAAAACGTCCCTCTAATATGGCCTCTGTATTTAGATATGCGGCTAAGCTTTCGCATACGCTACGTGAAAAGGGCGTATTTAATATGTTATTGACCGATGGCGTATTTGTATTGGCGTATTGCACTAATAACTTACACTACATAACGCGCCGAGCGCCATTTGGTAAAGCAACGTTAATTGATGCCGATATGGTGGTTGATTTTAACGAAGAAACCACCCCAAACGATGTAGTAACAGTAATAGCTACACGGCCATTAACCAACGACGAACGCTGGCAAAAAATGCAGCCAGGGGAGTTTGCGTTATTTAAAATGGGCGAACTAATTTAGTTAATTAGCCTAAAAGCAAACACAAAAAAACGCGA